ATATAATAAATATTAAAAGGTATCATTTTTGTGATACCTTTGACATATATCCCTGTGGTTTTTGTGGAGATTGGGATTGGTGTTTTTTATACATATCTCCTACCGATTTCATATTTTCTATAGACTTAGAAACAACATTATCTGAGTTGGAATTATTTTGTTCATCAAAATATTTTTTCATTTTATTAAATGTAAAAGTTCTAATGAATATTGGCATATTGTATACTGTATACCAATTGTATCCTCCTTTACCATGGAATACTATTTCATGGATTTGTGTAAAAATATTATTTCTATAATCAGACGCGGCTTCAGGCGTCAGGGAAAAAAAAGTTTACTCCGATTGGTAATTCAATTTCTTCTATTTCACCGTTTATTTCAATATTGATTTTCATATCAATGTCGGGTTGAAAACTTTTAATATGTTCTCTAAATGAACGAGAATCACGGGCTAAAAGATAATTATCTACAAATTCTCTAATGGTTTTTGGAGTTTCATCTCCATTTACAGAAGTAATAAGATGTTTAAAACGAGTAGTTAATTCTGGAGAGGTATTTTTGTTGATTTTTTTTAATCCTTTAATTTCATCTTCAATTTTTTTCTCCATATGACCATCCATAATTTTGAATGTAATTTCGTTTCCTGAGTAGGGTAATTTGTAAGTAAATTTATTTTCTCCAGGAATAATTGTAGATGTATCAAAAGATTTATTTTCAAGAGTAGTTAAATCAACAGTATGTTCTTCTCCTCTATATTCAAAAGTATAATCTTTACCATAACCTAACACACGAGCAGCAATTAAAATTGCATTTTTATCTCCAACTATTAAATCATTATAATCTACTTTTGTTACAATTAAAGATTGAAGTAATTTATCTAAAACAGTACCATTAGCAATGTAATTTTGATTAGTTAAAATATCTTCTTCTTTTGCAGTCATGTATTTTAATTCTATCTTACCGCTGCGAAGAGGATTTCCCTCAGAATAAAGTAAACCTTTTGAAGGTAATTCGATTGTTTCGGTTGGAAACTTAAATTGTTGATTTTCTTCCATAAATAATTTTTTATAACTTTGTTATCATATATAAATATATGAAAAAAAAAGAAGCTCGCAAAATTATGCGAGCTCTTTTAATTTTCTTTTTAATTATTAGAAGTTTAACACACAATAATCAGGTTGAACAACCATTGTAAGGTTTACTGCAGTATCTGCTGTATCGTAGTTGTATTCACCAAAGTTTGCACTTGTGATAAAACATCCTTTTAAGATCCATTCTGATACGATATCACCTACAGGTCCTAATACGTTAAATGTTAAATCTTTTTTATACATATCGGAATAACCATCACGACCTGTTACTGATTCGTGGTGTAGGCGTACCCATTCCATTACAGCTTGAGCACCTGAAGGAACAATAGGATCAAATAATGTAAATGTAATAGGATCCCATTTTGTTACACCTTTAACATAACGTTGAACGTTAATGTGGTTTAAGGTTACAGTACCTGAGTTTACTGTTACAGCGCTTACACCTTTAATTTCATATGATGGAAAACCATCAATATACATGATAAATCTATTCGCCTGTTTTGGTTCAAACGCGGTGAAAAATATTTCGTTGGAATCTAGTATTGCCATTTGTTTATTTATTTTATTTTGTTATAAATATTCAACTTTTAAAAATTATGCTGGGAAAGTAGCTCCTGTTGGTAAAATGTTGAAATCTAAGTAAATGAATTCTGCTGTTTTAGTAGGTTGAATATAAATTTGTCCTACCATTTGATTTCTATCAATTACGTCTGCTGGGTTATTACTATCATCCATAATTACTTTAAATGCATACAAACCTTGTTTTTGTTGTACTGTTTCTAAATATGGATTTACAGCTGCTAAAAATGAATTTCTTGTAGCAATAGTATTTTGTTCGAATACTAAATTTTGAGCTACTTCTGAGATAAAATTCTTAAGAGCAATTAATAATCTACGAACATTTACACGATCAAGAGCAGATGCTTTAGTCTGTAATGTTTTCTGACCATATACTACAACTCCATTTGCTGGGAAGGTTGCAATTGGATTAACTTTATTTGAATATAAAGTATCACGTTGAGTTTGAGTTAATTTTCTTTCAGCTTTAACTACTTGAGATAATCCACCTCTATTAATACCAGCAGGAGCAAACCATGGTTCAGATACTGTATCGTTGTAAGCATAAACTCCAGGAATCATTGCTGAAGCTGGAACCCATACTAATTGACCTAAATCTGGATCAACTGTTTGAACCCATGGCCAATATGAAGCGGCATATGAAGTATTTCTTTGATTTGCTTGTTGTGATGCTGCGGCAACACTTGAACTATAAGGTACTAAATCCATTACAAAGATATTATCACCTCTGTTTTGAGTATTATTGATAGCATTAGTTAAAACAGCATTGTAATTAGCATCAGAATTATATAAACCAGGAATTGTTAATACATTAAATTGATAAGCATCTTGATTAGCCATTAATGCTACTGAAGCTGTATAGTTATTTGCTACTAATCCTTGAGTATTTGTACCGTCAATTGTATCATAAAAGTTAGCACTTCCTGTTATAGTACCTATAGCTGAACCAAATGTTCCACTTACTGGTAAGTTTGCTGGAATAAAAGGAGTATATGCTGCTTTTGGAGTGCCATTATTATCAAAATAATTAGCCATTAAAAAGGCAGGATTAATACTAGATACATAAACATATCGAGAATTATTCTTATAATTACCATAAGAAACCATTTGGTTATTAACAGTATCTAATTCTTCATATGAATCACCAATTACTTTAGAAAGGAAGTTTGGGGCTAATGGGTCTAAAGATAAACCAGTCCATGTTTCTAATATAATTGGATTATTTGTATTATCATCACCTCTTCTAATATATAAATCAAATGTACCTGAGGATGTATTTGAATTAGCAATTTGGAATCTAATATTATCTATTGAACCTGAAAGTAATGAACCACTAATATCTACAGCACTAGTACTATTCATAATAGTACCTTCAGAGAATGTAGTTAAAGTAAATGCACTACCACTAGCAATTGATCCTGCTGAACTACCAGAAATAAAAGAAGAAGTTGCTGAGGAATAAGATCCACTGGCTACTCTGGTTACAAGTAATGTTTCGCCACCATTAGCAAAGAAATTAAATGCTGTAATAGAGGTAAAGAAACTATACACATTTCCACTACCTGTTCCGGGAGTTGAATTAACTGTTATAGTAGATCCAAATTTGTTTGTGAAATCACTATATGATGTAACAATTTGAGGCCATTCTACGGGACCTTTTACTGTAGGGCCTATAATAGCGGCGCTATTTCTAATAGGTCCTTGAGAAACAAATGAGTTATCATTTTCTCTTGCAAGTACACCGGGTGATATTAATGCTTCTGCCATTTTATGAGTTATTTTATTTTGTTATAAATATATTAAAAATTTTTAAAAGTTAATTGTTTTTAAATTCACCTGTTTTTAAATTTAAAGCTCCTTCGCCATATTTTTCTTGTAATTCTTTTCCAGCTTTAATAAAATTTTCTTCTAAAATATATAACTCTTGAATTACTTTATTTTTTTCTTGATTTAATAATTGTAATTCATATTCTAAATTACCAAGTTGAGATTTTATTTTTTCTCTTTGATTACTTAGTCTTTTTATTAAATATAACTCTTCGGGTGATAAAAACTTGTCCATAATAAATATTTAATTTATTTTTAAAAACCTAAAAGTTTATTAAGAGATTCAATTACTTGAGAGGGTTCAATAACTTTTGTACATTCAAAGTGACGTGAAGTATTTTGATGGTCAGGACACCATTCCCAATCACCTGGGTTTAACCAGTGACGATTAAAGCATCCTCTACAAGTTTGAGGATTTTTAGGATAAATTCGTTCACAATCTTGAAATTCAGTATATGGATAACTAAATCCCGATATTAAAATTGTTGGGGTATTTAATGCCCATGATAACCAACTTAATCCACTACCCAATCCTATAAAAGCATCTGCGTCTCTAATATCAACCATTCTATCTTCTAATGGTAAATCTCCAGTTTTATCAATTACTCCTGTTAATGTTCCACCAAGTTTAGAATCATGCCATTCATCATTTAACGGTTCTTGAGTAAGCATTAATACTTTATATCCTTTATCATTTAAATAATCAATAATTGTTTGCCACCCACCTGGGTAATTCCAGTATTTAGCATGTGCTGAAGCATGGGGAGCTATTACAACATATTTATCTTTAATATCTGTTTTTCTATTAGGAGTTGTAACTATAGGTTTTACTTCTCTATATTTCATTCCTAATATTTCTGTTGCTGTTTGTTGCAAAGGATATTTTTTAAAATCAATTGGTGTTCTATCAAATACTACTTTTTTATCATCATAAAACCATCCAATAGTAAACATACCATATAAATCAAATACTTTAGTACCGGGTTTAACAAATTCTATTTCTGGGTAATTAGCTTCAAACCATTCATTATGGAAAGTAGAACAAACAACTTTACATTTATTTTCTTTTCTAAATTCTTCAATTATAGGAAACCAAGCTAATGTATCTCCTACTGCTCCTGAGTCTAAATGGATATAAATTTTTTTTCCATCGGGATTAAAATTATGTTCTAAAATTTTAAATCCACTTTCTTTATCATATATTTCAATACGCCATTTGACTAAATATTTTATATTAGGTTTAGTCCACATATTATTACTAATAGTATTTTCAAATAAAACTCTATTTGTTTTACTATTAATAAACTTTACAACATATTCTTTTTGAAGAGGACCTAAAACTTCAACAAAAGCACCATCTACAAAATTAATATTAAATGTATTTTCAGGTTTTTTAAAAGGTATTTTTAAAATTTTAGTATTATTATATTCGTTAATTAAAACTTCTTTCATGATTTCCAAAAATAAATAAAACTTTGATAATATCCTAAATCTACATGATGGTTATTAAAACCTTTATCAACAAAAAATTGACAAAATTTTATTCTTTCATCATTTCTTTGTTCATCTGTTAAATTTTCTGTGTCTTCATGGTATTCAAAAAATATTTTTTGGATTTTATCCCACGTAATTTGACTTACATCTTTAAACACATATTTTTCGTGACCTTCAATATCACATTTTAAATAATCTACTTTTGTTAAATTATGTTTTGAAAAAAATTCGTCTAAAGTAATACAAGGAATAGGTTGTAATTCCCACCAATTTGGCCATTTTGGAATATCAATATATCCTCTTTCATAACTAATAGCTATATTATCTACAATCCAATTATAATTTTTATTTTTATTTAAAGCATCAAATACTCCTGGATCTGGTTCGATGCAATATATTTTAGAACAACCTTTAGATTCTGCTCTAATAGCTGACATACCAATATTGGCTCCTAAATCTAAATAAATATCACCATATTCTATACCAGGACCAAATGCATTTAACTCATCATATATTAAATTCCCATAAGCCATTGCTCCTTCCCATCCATATCTATTACCTAAATCATTAATATCTCCTGAGGTATCCCAAGTTGATATATCTATTATTTGATCATTTTTTGTATAAAGTTTAGTGCGCATATTCATTAAATAAATTTATTAATTCTTTTGAACGATTTAACCATGATAATTCTTGTGCTGTGGTAAGAGCATTATTTCTATAATTTGTGTATTCTTGAGTAATTTTTTTTAAACCTTCTATCATTAATTTTAAATCACGGGGTGCTCTCCATAATCCATGAAATGTAGTTTCTTTCTCAATCCATCCAAGTATAGGTAAACCACAAGCAGCAGCTTCTAATAATGTTAAATTAGGATGTCCAGCTTCTAATTCACTAGGATGTAAAAATATAGTATGAGATGTGTAAAGTTGTCTTAAATCATCATTTGAGGGTTCCCATAACATTGTTAATTTAGGATAACCTCTAACCCAAAGATTATCATTAAGCCAATTTTCATTATTTTTAGGACCAGCAATTGTTATAGGTAAATCCATAGACATTGCTAATTGAACTCCTAATCCAAATCCTTTTCTATCATAAGCACCATATCCACCTAAACCATTATTTGCTAACATTAATAAATTATGTATGATAGGAGGTGTTTCATTTGGATAAAAAGTATTTGTATTTACACCATGAGAAAAATAATAAACATTAGGTAATTCAAAATATTCTACTAAGTAACGAGCAGGTACTAATGAAAAAATAGATTTAGCCATTGCTTCTTTATTTTGTTTATATACATCTGAGTCTTTCCCGTAATGAAAGGCGTGATGATCATGGTGTTGAAATATATAGGGAATATTTCTATTTGCTAATTCTAAAGCTAAATTAGCTACATGAACCATTACAATATCATATTCACCAGGATTAATCTCTGCAGCAAATTTAATATCGACTTCATGTCCTAATTCTTTAAGGTTACAAGTAAATTCCCATACAATTTTTTCTATAGCACCCCACGTTGGTGGTGGTACAGGAATCCCGCAACCTGGGTTTACTTGGCATATTTTCATAAAACTTTTTCTAAATAACCGTTTAATTGAAGTTTATTATCTATATAATTTTGATCTATAGTGATTGATTTTTTATTAAGAAATTTATTATTGCAAAAATCATAAAAATTAAAATTAATTGTAACTGTATTTCCTGTAAATTTATAAGGTCTATACCAAGCAAATTTACTTTTAATATCTATAGTTTCTGTGAAAATTTCTTGGTCTCCTTCAAATGCTTCTACTACTAAAATTCTATTATCTACTTCATTTGAATTTTGATAAAAAATAGCGAAATGGTTTTCTATATTAATAGGTAAAACTGTTGTATATTCTACACGAGAAAAATTATTATGTTTAAAATTTTCACTAATTAATTTATCCCAATTTTCTGCTGTTTCTATATGGATTTGATTTTTAAAAGGTTGTAAAGCAAAATAAAAAATATTTTCGTAACCATTAGATAAACTACCTACTTTATTCTTTAAATTATCATATTCCTGGGGGGTTAAAATAAACTCATGTGTGTTAAAAAATAAATCTGTTTGAATACCCATAAAAAAAGTACTACTTACTTTACCTTCTGAGTATTCTCGTTCATCTACAAATGCTCTTTTTTTATTTAATTTAAAAGAAACATCATTTATAAATTCTGGGTTGTTTAAAATATAATCGTAATTAATAAAAAATAATTTTTTAATTCCTATATTTTTTGCTAAAGAAGCTGCATTGTAATAATTTGTATAAACTGCTGGTCCGTGATATACATCATTATCTTCACCTTGTAATATTGTATTAACTTTAAAATGACCATAATCAACCCAACAATGATAATAAAAATCATGTTTAGTTAATAAATTATTTTTATCGTATATGCAATAATCAACTAATTCCTGTAACTCTAAAGGAATGGGAACATGAGATGTTAATATAATTTTTCTACCAGTTTGTTTAAAAGATTCAATACATTCTTTTGTAGAATCTATTACACTTTGTTGTGTAGGATATGTAGAAATAATGATTGCTTCTTGATCGATATTAATTTTATCATTATCTTCTATAATTTCTTTAATTAATTCACAATTTTTTTTAAAATTATCAAAATCAAGATAATTTACTGTGTCAAATTTATCAAAATAGTTTTGATATACCTCAAGATTATAAATTAATGTTGGAATTTGATTTGAAATTGCTTCACGTATAACTAAAGGCATTGTTTCTTTATCATTTACTGAACCACGTGATGTAAATAAAAATAAATCCATTGCCTGATAGAAAGCATCTACATCTGTACGTTCATTCCACCAAGTTAAATTTGGAGGAGTATCTTGAGCTAATGGTTCCCAATACCATTTAAAATTATCTGCTCTATTACCTAAACTATGAAATTCATATTCAGGCATTGAACGAGCATATTCAAAAAATTCAGCTTGATTTTTACGAGAAGTGTATAATCCAACATGTAAAATGTGTTTTTTAGCGGGATCTAACTGTAGATTACGCAATGCCTCTTCACGGTCAGGGCGTTCAATATATTCAATAGGATATTCAACTAATACGCTAGGAACATTAATATCTTTGTATTGTTCAATTTGCCAATTTGATACAAACATGAATTTATCTGGAAAAAATTTTTTCTGGGTTGTATCATAGGATGAATCGTGAGATGTTTCTACTAAAATATAATTTCTATTTGTTTTATATAATGAAGATGCTACTTCAAAATCCATATAAAACTCAGGAATTTCTTCAGTATGAATAATATTAGGTTGAATACGATTAACGATATTAATTAATTCTAATTTATTTTCACCTAAAGTAAAAAATTTATCATAATCAACTAATTTAAGAATTTTATTTCGTGTTACTATAAGTTGACCACCAGTAACATCAGCCCATTCTACGAGATAAATTTCATATATATCTCTAAGTAATTCTATTTTTTTGGTCAAATATTGAGGAAGTCCACCAGTTGATAGGTGTGGAGCAATAAATAACAGTTTTTGCATAACAGTTTGTTTTCCATAAATATACTAAAAATCATTTAAGTTTCCAAATTAATATATTTTAAGTGGAAGATAATATTTTAAGGAATTAAAATAAGTATTTTGTGGGGGATTAACATCGTATTCAGTATATGTTACATCACCTAAATCAAATACATTCTGTTGAAGTGGTAAATTATTCCACCATGTAAAATATGCTCCTGATTTAGCTAATTGAGGAACATGCTGAGCAAATTCTTGGTAATGAATATCACCATAAGTATCAAAAAATATTCCATCATATGTTGCCAATGTATCTACACAATCATACCAATCCGAAAAAATTAATGTTACGTTAGGTTTATCTACAGCCCATTCTTGAGCACGAGCAAATATTTGAGGGTGTATTTCTATAATGGTATGTGATGTGGGATTAAGTTGTTGAATATATGTTGATGAAATACCCATTCCAAAACCAACTTCTAATATATCACCTTGATTATAACAAACTACTTGAGCATGAGCTTGCATTAACGGAATTTCCCAATCCATCATTACTTGTTCTATTTCAAACATTGCAATGCTTGAGGAAAAAGATATTTGATGAGATTCAAATATAAGTGTGGTATTTTTCATTATTGAAATATTATTTGTAATTCAGGTGTGCCATTAAATGCTACTAAATATTGGTCATTTAAACCTGGTGCTATATCATTTCTATCATGATAAGTAAGTAAAGCCATACTATATGCAGCTGGGTATGTGCTAGCAGTAGCAAGTGCAGTTGCATTAAATTGTAGGGCATATAATCCAGTTCCGTCTATAGTATTAGTAGCATATTCAGTAAGACTTCCTGATTGGATATATAAAGAATAATTTGCATTATTTAATGTTGGAAAATCAAATGTATCACCTAAATCTAAAACAAATACTTCATTTGGAGTTGCTGTTGTAGTAATACCACCAACATCAAGTAGTAACGATGCACTTAATATAGAAGATGTAGAAAAACTACTTAAATCAAATTGTAGATTTATTCTAGTATTATTATTAATTGTACCAGTTCTTGTAGGACTAACTTGACTATTTATTGCTAAACTACTTGTTGAATTAGCAGTTGAACTAGCTGCGTTTACTGCAAGTGTCCAACTGGTAGTACTAATTGCAGTATACAATCCATATTTTGTAGCACTCAATGTTGCAACTTGGGTAGTTATTATTCCGTCTACATATGCAATAGATGATTTAGCAATTCCATTGATTTTATCAATAGAATTCAATGATACTCCGTTTATTTTAATTATAGGTGAACTTGGCATATTATAATTCTAACCATGTTATATCTGGTTGGAAGAATACTGTAATATAAGCACCTGCGCTTTTTATACACCATCCAACACCTCTTACATAATCACCAGCTGCTGTTGGAGGGGCAAAACTAAAATCTCCTGCGGTAGTTGATACCCAAAGTGCATCTCCTACTCTAACAGTACCAGTGAATTGATCAGTAGTCATTAATCCTTCTATTAATAAAGCAATTTCTCCATCAGCAGCAGCATCATTTAATACTATACCTAACAATTTTGTAGCGCTATCTGTATCGGCATCTGCTTTATCCCATTTTCCTACTCCAATATCCCAATACATTAGTTGTCCTAAAACACAAGACACAGCAGTTGTTTCACCAGTTATTATAGTTCCTTTTACTTTAGAAGCTTCAACTTGAAGAGTGCTACCAACAATAACTGATGTATCTCCAGGAAATAATGTAGGAGTTAGTGATAAACTTGAATAGGATGTTTCTCCAACATTTAAAGAAACGCCATCAAAAAGGAATTTATCCGAACTTGCACCTATATTACCATTTACATCTAATGTATTAGAAGGAGTTGTTGTATTAATACCTAATCTAGTATTAGTAATATCAGCATATAAGAATGATACAGATTGGATAGTAGTTGTACCTGTTGTTCTTACAAGGTAATCTGGTTGGTCTGTAAATGAACCACCACCACTAATACCACTTGTACCACCTGGGGCTGATACACCTGAACTACTTGCTGTACCTGAAGTACCTGCTGAACCACTAGTTCCACTAGTTCCGGATGCAGTACTTGATCCTGAGGTTCTTGCTGCACCACTTGTACCTGAACTACCACTTGTTCCTGAGGTTTGGCTAGATGTACTTGTACCTGCGGTTGCTGTAGCACCTGATGAACCATTTGATCCTGAAGTACCTGAAGTGGCGCTTACTGTACTACCACCTGCAGCTGCTGCTGCTCCTGATGATCCAGAAGAACCGCTAGTGCCTGAGGTTTGGCTTGATGAGCTTGAACCTGCAGTTCGTGCTGCTCCTGATGTGCCACTTGAACCTGAAGTACCTGAGGTTTGGCTTGATGAGCTTGTTCCGGCGGCAGTTGCAGATCCTGATGTACCTGAAGAACCGCTTGTTCCTGAGGTTTGGCTAGCTGTGCTTGTACCAGCTGTTGCTACAGCTCCACTTGAACCATTTGAACCGCTTGTACCTGAAGTGGCGCTTACTGTACTACCACCTGCAGCTGCTGCTGCTCCTGATGTACCACTTGATCCTGAAGTACCACTAGTGCCTGAGGTTTGGCTTGATGAGCTTGAACCTGCAGTTCGTGCTGCTCCTGATGTACCTGAAGAACCGCTTGTTCCACTAGTACCACTTACTGTACTACCACCTGAAGCAGCAGCTGCACCATTTGTACCTGATGAACCTGAAGTGCCTGAAGTGCTACTTGCTGTGCTTGTACCAGCTACTGAAGCATTACCTGAAGTACCATTTGAACCGCTTGTTCCTGAGGTTTGGCTAGATGTGCTTGTACCTGCTGTTGCTGTTGCACCGTTTGTACCATTTGAACCTGAGGTACCAGATGTTCCTGAAGTTTGGCTTGAACCACTTATACCAGCAGCACCAGAAATACCACTTGTACCTGATGAACCTGAAGTTCCGCTAGTTCCTGAAGAACCTGAAGAACCGCTTGCTGAACTTGAACCTGAAGTTCTAGCAGCACCGCTTGTACCTGAAGAACCACTTGTACCTGAGGTTTGGCTTGATGAGCTTGTTCCGGCGGCAGTTGCAGCTCCTGATGTACCTGAAGAACCACTAGTGCCTGAGGTTTGGCTTGTTGTACTTGTACCCGCTGTTGCTGTAGCACCGTTTGAACCGTTTGAACCGCTTGTACCTGAGGTTGCGCTTACTGTGCTTGTACCTGCTGTTGCTGTAGCACCTGATGAACCATTTGATCCTGATGTACCACTTGTTCCGGATGCTGTACTTGCACCTGAAGTTCTAGCAGCACCGCTTGTACCTGAAGAACCTGATGTTCCAGAGGTTCCACTAGTACCTGCGGTTTGTGATAAACCACTAGTACCTGTTGAGCCTGAAGTTCCAGATGTTCCTGAAGTGCTACTTGCACCTGAATTACCAGCATTACCTGCTGTGCCTGAAGAACCTGCTGTACCGGATGTACCACTAGTTCCGCTAGTTCCTGATGCAGTACTTGCACCTGAAGTGCTTGTAGCACCTGAAGTACCTGAAGAACCACTTGTACCTGAGGTTTGGCTTGATGAGCTTGAACCTGCAGTCTGTGCTGCACCTGTAGTACCTGAAGAACCTGAAGTACCAGATGTACCTGAAACTGTACTTCCACCTGAAGAGGCTGCTGCTCCACTAGTACCATTAGATCCTGCTGTTCCTGAAGTACCTGATGTACCGCTAGTTCCAGATGCAGTACTTGCACCTGAAGTTCTTGATGCACCTGATGTACCTGAAGAACCGCTAGTTCCTGAAGTTTGGCTTGATGAGCTTGAACCTGCTGTTTGAGAAGCTCCTGATGTACCTGAACTACCGCTTGTTCCTGAAGTGCTACTTGCTGTGCTTGTACCAGCTACTGAAGCGTTACCTGAAGTACCATTTGAACCACTTGTACCTGAAGTACCTGAAGTTCCGCTAGTTCCAGATGCAGTACTTGCACCTGAAGTGCTTGCTGCACCTGATGTACCATTTGAACCGCTTGTACCTGAAGTGCTACTTGCTGTGCTTGTACCAGCTACTGAAGCATTACCTGATGTACCTGAAGAACCACTTGTACCTGAAGTGCTACTTGCTGTGCTTGAACCTGCGGTTTGAGCAGCTCCTGATGTACCTGAAGAACCGCTTGTTCCTGAGGTTTGACTAGCTGTGCTTGTACCTGCGGTTGCTGTAGCACCTGATGAACCATTTGATCCTGATGTGCCACTTGTTCCGGATGCTGTACTTGCACCTGAAGTTCTTGATGCACCAGCTGTACCTGAAGAACCTGAAGTACCTGATGTACCAGATGTACCTGCTGTTTGTGATAAACCACTAGTACCTGTTGAACCACTAGTTCCAGATGTTCCTGAAGTACTACTTGCACCTGAATTACCAGCATTACCACTTGTACCGTTTGAACCCGCAGTTCCTGAAGTACCGCTTGTACCTGAAGTACCGCTTGCTGAACTTGATCCTGAAGTTTGTGCAATACCGCTTGTACCTGCAGAACCTGTTGTACCTGAAGTACCGCTTGTACCTGAAGTTTGGCTAATTCCTGAAGCACCAGCATTACCACTTGTACCTGATGAACCATTAGTACCTGAAGTACCTGATGTGCCTGAAGTTTGACTAGCTCCTGAAGCACCTGCGTTACCACTTGTACCTGATGAACCTGAAGTACCGCTTGTACCTGAAGTTCTAGAAGCGCCTGAAGAACCATCTATACCTGAAGTACCGCTTGAACCTGATGTTCCTGAAGTACCTGCTGTTCTACTATTTCCTGAGGTTCCTATTGAACCGTTTGTTCCACTTGTTCCTGAAGTACCGCTTGTACCTGCAGCACCTGATTGGCCTGAGGTTCCTGCTGAACCTGAAGTTCCGCTTGTACCTGATGTACCAGCTGTTTGACTATTTCCGGATTGACCTGTTGTACCTGATGAACCTGCAGTACCACTTGTACCTGAAGTACCTGCTGTTTGCGATAAACCGCTTGTACCTGTTGAACCTGAAGTTCCTGAAGTACCTGATGTTGAACTAGCACCGCTGTTACCAGCATTACCGCTTGTACCATTTGAACCATTAGTACCACTAGTACCACTTGTTCCTGATGTACCAGCTGTTTGTGAAGATCCCGATAAACCGGCAGTACCATTAGAACCAGCTGTTCCGCTTGTACCTGAAGTACCGCTTGTGCCTGCTGTTCTACTATTTCCTGAGGTTCCTATTGAACCAGCTGTACCGCTAGTTCCGCTAGTACCGCTTGTTCCAGATGAACCTGAAGCACCTGAGTTGCCTGAAGTACCAGATGAACCTGAGGTACCGCTTGTTCCTGAAGTTCTTGAAGCACCTGAAGAACCATCAGCACCGCTAGTTCCTGAAGAACCTGAAGTACCTGAAGTACCCGCTGTTCTACTATTACCAGATGTACCAATTGAACCATTAGTACCTGAAGTACCGCTTGTTCCACTTGTACCAGCAGCTCCTGATTGGCCTGATGTACCAATACTACCTGCTGTACCACTTGTACCTGATGTGCCACTTGTTCCGGATGCTGTACTTGCACCTGAAGTTCTTGATGCACCTGATGTACCTGAAGAACCTGAAGTGCCACTAGTACCTGAAGTACCTGCAGTTTGTGATAAACCACTAGTACCTGTACTTCCTGAAGTACCTGATGTACCGCTTGTTGAACTAGATCCACTATTTCCTGCGTTACCTGATGTACCGTTTGAACCAGCTGTACCTGAAGTACCTGAAGTACCTGAAGTACCGCTTGAACCTGATGCTGAACTACTACCTGAAGTTTGTGCAGCACCTGATGTACCACTTGAACCTGAAGTACCTGAGGTTTGGCTTAATGAGCTTGAACCTGATGTTTGAGCAGCTCCTGATGTACCTGATGAACCTGAAGTTCCACTTGTACCTGAAACTGTACTTGAACCTGAAGTTGCTGTAGCTCCACTACTACCATTTGAACCTGAAGTACCGCTTGTACCTGAAGTTCTAGAAGCGCCTGAAGAACCATCTATACCTGAAGTACCGCTTGAACCTGAAGTACCGCTTGTGCCTGCTGTTCTACTATTTCCTGAGGTTCCTATTGAACCGTTTGTTCCACTTGTTCCTGATGTACCACTAGTTCCAGCAGCACCTGATTGACCTGAGGTTCCGTTTGAACCAGCTGTACCGCTTGTTCCGCTTGTTCCTGATGTGCCTGCTGTTTGGCTTAAACCTGATTGACCTGCTGTACCTGCAGAACCAGCTGTACCGCTTGTTCCGCTTGTACCTGATGTACCTGCAGTTTGACTTAAACCGCTTGTACCTGTGGATCCTGAAGTTCCACTAGTTCCTGAAGTTGAACTTGTACCTGAGTTACCGGCATTACCTGAAGTACCGTTTGAACCTGCTGTACCGCTTGTTCCGCTTGTACCTGAAGTTCCTGATGAACCGGCAGCTCCTGATAATCCTGAAGTACCATTACTACCAGCTGTACCTGATGTACCTGATGTACCAGCTGTTTGACTATTACCTGAAGTTCCTATTGAACCAGCTGTACCACTAGTTCCAGATGTACCTGAGGTACCTGCTGAACCGGAAGCACCTGAGTTACCTGAGGTACCATTTGAACCTGACGTTCCTGAAGTGCCACTTGTTTTAGAAGCACCTGAAGAACCATCTATACCTGAAGTACCTGAGCTACCACTTGTACCTGAAGTACCAGCTGTTCTGCTGTTTCCTGAAGTACCGATTGAACCATTAGTACCTGAAGTACCACTAGTACCTGATGTACCAGCAGCACCTGAATTTCCTGAAGTTCCATTTGAACCAGCTGTACCTGATGTACCACTTGTTCCGCTTGTACCTGATGTACCTGCAGCACCTGATAAACCTGAAGTTCCTGTTGAACCTGCTGTACCTGAAGTACCGCTTGTACCAGATGTACCTGCAGTTTGTGATAAACCACTTGTACCAGTAGAACCACTAGTTCCAGATGTTCCACTTGTTGAAGAAGCACCACTATTACCTGCATTACCTGCTGTACCATTACTACCAGCTGTACCTGAGGTACCGCTTGTACCGCTTGTACCTGCAGAACCTGCAGCACCACTTAATCCTGAAGTACCATTCGAACCGGTTGTACCTGATGTACCGCTTGTACCGCTTGTGCCTGCTGTTTGACTATTTCCTGCTGTACCTGCTGAACCTGTTGTTCCGCTCGTACCTGAGGTACCACTTGTTCCTGCTGAACCGGCAGCACCTGATAATCCTGAAGTACCGTTTGAACCTGAAGTACCGCTTGTACCTGAAGTACGACTAGCACCTGAAGTACCGTCAACTCCACTTGTTCCTGATGAACCGCTTGTACCTGAAGTACCAGCTGTTCTACTATTTCCTGAAGTTCCTATTGAACCTGATGTTCCTGAAGTACCTGAAGTACCGCTTGTACCTGCAGCACCTGATTGGCCTGAGGTTCCTATTGAACCCGCAGTACCACTTGTACCTGAAGTACCTGATGTACCTGATGTTTGACTAGCACCTGATTGACCTGCTGTACCATTACTACCTGCTGTTCCTGATGTACCACTAGTACCTGAAGTGCCTGCAGTTTGTGATAAACCACTAGTACCTGTTGAACCACTTGTACCACTAGTTCCTGAGGTACTGCTTGTGCCTGAGTTACCAGCATTACCGCTTGTACCATTTGAACCATTAGTACCACTAGTACCACTTGTTCCTGATGTACCAGCTGTTTGTGAAGATCCCGATAAACCTGCAGTTCCATTTGAACCAGCTGTACCAGAAGTGCCACTTGTACCTGCTGTTTGAGAAGATCCTGAAGTACCATTTGAACCTGCTGTGCCACTTGTACCTGAAGTACCGCTTGTACCTGAAGTTCTAGAAGCACCTGAAGAACCATCTATACCTGAAGTACCTGAACTTCCGCTTGTACCGCTTGTACCTGAAGTTCTAGAAGCACCTGAAGAACCATCTATACCTGATGTACCTGAACTACCACTAGTTCCTGATGTACCTGCAGTTCTAGAAGCTCCGCTTGTACCAATTGAACCATTTGTTCCTGAAGTACCGCTTGTACCTGAAGTACCGGCAGCGCCTGATTGACCTGAAGTTCCTATTGAACCTGCAGTTCCTGATGTTCCTGATGTACCGCTTGTTCCTGATGAACCCGCAGCACCTGATAAACCAGCAGTACCAGTTGAACCTGAAGTTCCTGAAGTACCGCTTGTACCTGCTGTTTGAGATAGACCTGAAGTACCTGTTGAACCACTTGTACCGCTTGTACCTGAAGTACTACTTGCTCCGCTGTTACCAGCATTACCTGATGTACCGTTTGAACCACTAGTACCTGAAGTACCTGAAGTACCAGCTGTTCTAGAAGCGCCTGATGTGCCTGTTGAACCGTTAGTACCGCTTGTTCCGCTGGTACCCGATGTTCCGGCTGAACCAGCATTTCCACTAGTTCCTAATGAACCTGCAGTTCCTGAAGTACCACTTGTTCCTGATGTTCCTGCTGAACCTGCAGCGCCTGATTGGCCTGAGGTTCCTATACTACCTGCTGTACCGCTAGTACCTGATGTACCGCTAGTTCCAGCTGTTTGACTTAAT